TCTTGTGCCAGCACAGTTTATGCCAATATCAGATTTAGATGTTGCTGTATCTGAAGAAGCAAGATTTCCAGAGTTACCTGAAAGAAACACAGAAGATGAAGATAATGATATTGTCGAAGAAGAAGTCATTGAAAATATGAGAGATGAAGAAGAAGAAAAGCAAGAGATGAACGCAAGATTAAGAAAGTCATTGCAGAAGAAAGCAGATGAGCATAATGAAAAAGTTGGTGACGCTAAATCAAAAAGAACTAATGTAAGAACGTTGTTTGCAGTATATAAAAGAGGTATTGGTGCATATAGAACAAATCCTCAGTCAGTAAGACCAAGTGTAAGTTCACCAGAACAATGGGCTATGGCGAGAGTAAATAGTTTTCTTTATGCTTTGAGAAATGGTAGATTTAGAAGTGGTAAGCACGATCAAGACTTACTACCAGAGGGTCATCCGATGTCAACAAAAAAGAATTTTGATTTTAAAAAATTAGTACCAGGTATGACTGATGTCTTTACTACAAGACAAGAAGCAGAAGATAGAGCAGAAGAACTTGGAGGTAGCGGATCACATTCTCATTCATGGGACGGCGAAGAAGTTTTTATGCCTTTTGAATCTCATGATGAATATAATGAAGCAATAGCAAATCAAAATAAAGACAAAGAAGAAGAAGAGGAAGAAGAAAGATACAAACAAGAACTGTATGATGATTATCCTAAATCTGCAAGTGCAAAGGCTAAGAGAGCAAAAGATATAAACGAATCATTCAACAATCCTTGTGCAACTCTTGTCGGTAAAACTAGAAGTGCTGACTTAATCGCAAGACGTGGTCTAAGTTTAGATGTCGTTAAAAAAACATTTTCTTATCTGTCAAGAGCATTTGAATACGTGACTGGCGATTACGTTAACGAGAAAGATAAACCAATATGCGGTGATATATCTTTTTCTCTCTGGGGTGGTGACAACAAAGTGTCAAGAGTAGAAGACGACCCTATGTATAAATGGTGTAAAAGAATACTTGACAAAGAAGAAAATAAAGATGCCGTTACCGAAGCCTAAGCCTACAGAATCAAGAGATCAGTTTCTTTCAAGATGTATGTCAGATGAAACGTCAATGTCTGAATACCCAGATTCAGAACAACGATACGCTGTATGTAATTCTTTACTTGAACAAAAGTCTATTCTTACAAAACAAAGTGAAAGAAAAATTGCACGTATGTTTGAGAGACAAATAAACATAGCAGAGAAAAAGAATTTCAAAACTGTCTTTAAATATTATGATGATAATTTTAAAAAAGCAATAGAGTTTTATAAACAAGATGAAAATCCTTTAAACAATAATTTTAATACTTTGTTTACTATTAATCAAATGACAGAGATGTTCAAAAAACTATATCGTGATACAGGTTTACGATTCTATATGTGGTACAGAAAAAACTTTAATATGTTCATACAGAAGTTAAATAGAACAGAAGTCGAAAGATTAATATTAAGAATAGAAGATAATCAAAGAATCAGTCAAAGAGATTTACAAAACTTAGAAGCTACTATTCTCGAAGGTATGGACAAATACGCAACACAGAGAACAAACTATCTTGTAACAGCAAAAGAAGTTACTTCAATAAGTGGTGTCGCAAGAAACACATTAAAAAAAGTATTGACTGATTTAGTAGCAAAAGAAGATTTCATGTCACTTGGTTTAGATCAAAGAGTAAAACAAATATCAAAAATATTGACATTTAAATCACGATGGATGGCGAGACGAGTTGTTAATACAGAAACAACTGCGGCGGCGAATAACGCTATTTCACTTTCTGCTCGTGACGCCTTTGGCGCTGACAATCTTTTAAAGAAATGGATTGCAGGAGGTCGCAACATTAGAGACACACATTCTAGAGCAACTGTATTCTATCGTAAAAATCCTATAGAAGAAAACAAACCATACGCAGTAGGTAGTTCATTTCTTATGTTTCCAGGCGATACACAACTTGGCGCATCTGCTAGTGAAATAGTCAACTGTAAGTGCGTGTCATTTCCTATCATAAAAGTAGACTAAACATCTAATAAAAAAATGTATTAATTTTGAAAATAAAAAAATTATGAAAAAGATTTTATTCAAAGGAGGTGTCATAGATGACATTGATCAAAAGCTAGGAGTAGTCAAAGGCTACGGTTCAATCTTCGGTAACGTTGATTCAGATAAAGACATTATAGAGAAAGGCGCATATTCGAGAACAATTAAGAACAATGGTTCTCGTGTCAAGTATTTATATCAACACGATATCACAAAGCCTATCGGTAAAATGCGTGAACTATATGAAGACGATAAAGGTCTGGCTTTTGTCGCTGAGGTACCGAAGACTACATTTGGTAAAGAAATACTAGAACTCATGGAGTATAAAGTAATTGACGAAAACAGCGTTGGTATTATGCCAATCGAAAAAGAAATAGACGATAAAGGTAATCGTGTAATAACAGAAGTTAAGTTATACGAAATATCTGCTGTCACTTTAGCGGCTAATGAAGAAGCAAAAATATTAGAAGTAAAAGGCGAATCTGCAAAGATCGACTATTACACAAAGAGATTTGATAATTTAATTAAGTTCATTCGTAAAGGAAATATTACAGATGATCTTGGTTATCTTGTCGAATATGAATTAGAAGTATTAAAGTCTTTGATTGCTCGTGATCACTCACACCAATCAGATCAGGAACTATCTCGTGGTAATGCACACATAGAAACTAAGAAAGATGAAGATGATTCCAATTCTATTATTAATTATATGTTTAACAATTTAAAATCTAAATCAAAATGAATGAAGATTTAAAAAAACAGATAGATGATATTTGTAACGTAATTGATGAGAAGATTGAGAAAAGTTCCAATGCTCTCAAAGATAATGTTAACAAAGAAATCGATACTGTTGTATCTGGCGAGATTAAGAATCTCGTTGAGAAACATTCTGATATAGTTGAAAGACTTGATAAATTTGAAGTAGAATCTAAAAAAGATAACTTCAAAAATTCTTACAAAACTAAATCAGAAGTATTTGGAGATGCCATGGAGAAAAGTGAATCATTTAAAGCAATGAAATCAGGAAACTCTAATAGTGCATCATTTGACGTAAAAGCAGACGTATTAATTTCGTCTGACTTTGCTGGTGCTAGTTCATCAAGAGATGCAACTGGCGTTGAAAGAGTAGCAGGAATTAAAAGAGATCCGTCTAATGTGACGAATATGCTTAATATTATTCCAGTTGCTAGTACTACATCTAATGTAATTAGATATGTAAAAGAATCTGCTTATACTGATAATGCGGCAAACGTTGCAGAAGGATCAGCACCGACGGATTCAGAATTTCAGCTTACTGCCGCTGACGCTATCGTTCAAAAGACAAGTGCTGTCATGACTATCTCACAAGAGATGTTAGATGACACGCCTGGCTTGCAGAGTTATCTTTCACAAAGATTACCTGCAAAAATTATGACAGTAGTTGATGATCAGCTTATTGGCGGATCAGGTAGTTCCCCTAATTTATTAGGTTTATTAAATGGTGGTACATCTTTTGCGGCTGGATCTTTTGCAAACGCAATAGAATCTGCACAAGAGCTGGATGCTTTGATTGTGTCTGCTAATCAGTTGGCTTTGTCTAACTATGCGGCGAATGGAATTATCCTCAATCCAAGCGATTTCCATAAAATCTACCTATTAAAAGATACGACTAATGAGTATCTAAGAGGTAATTCTATTGTTACAAGTGACGGTTTTACTAGAATAAATGGTATACCTGTTTACTTAAACAATAAAATGGCGGCTGGTTCATTCGTAGTTGGTGACTTCTCTCAAGGTTCACAAGTGTTCCAAAGAGAGAATTTAACTGTAGACTTCGGGTACGAAAACAACGATAACTTTGACAAGTATCTTGTCAGCGTAAGAGGTATTATTAGACTTGCTCACGCAGTTTATTTACCTAACGCTTTCGTAAAAGGCACATTTAGTGCGGCGAAAACAGCTTTAGAAACTTCATAATTAGTTTAATTAGTTAGTTATAAGAGGGTTTTTATAGCCCTCTTTTTTTTTTGTATAAAAATAAAAAAAACTATAAAATATTTTTTATTTATAAAAAAATCTTTATATTTACAGTATTGAAAAACAAAACAAAACAATTATGAAAACAATAAAAGATTTAAAATTTGAGTTTATTAAAACTTTAGGTTCAGGTGTTCAAGTAGCACACATGACTTTATGTATCCACATTAACAAAAATTATGATTTTTGTGACTTTGTAGAATTATCATCAACTGGGGTTTCATTAAGAATCCACAGCAGTCTTTTAACTCATGAAATATATCACTTAATGAAATGGTTAGATGAAAAAGATGAATATGGTGTTAGTAATGAAATTAAAATAATGAGATATGCTAAAGAGATGATTAAAGCAAATAAAAAATTGAAAACAGTAGAATCTTTTTAAACAAGATAAAATAAAAATACTAAGGTGTTTTAAGGGCAACTAAATTAGTTGCTCTTTTTTTTTATCTTTGTTAAAATCAAAATTTATGTATTATGAAAATTAAATGTAAAATAGAAATAACTAAAGATGGTATTGATTACAAAGCTGGTAGCATTGTAGATGTACCAAGTGAAAATGTTTCTAAATGGATTGCTAAAGGATGGGGTGAAAAGGTAGATACTAAAGAAGAAAAAGCAACCAAAGAAACAAAAGAGTTTAAAGGGAAAAAAGAAAGCAAGTAATGATTAGTGTTCAAATTGATTCTACTACTGGAAGTGAAATAGTTTCATCTTCTGAATTAAAAAGCTATGCAAGAATAGAAACATCTGATGATGATACTATTGTAGCTAATATGATTGTTTCTGCTAGACAAAAATGTGAGGCAATAATTAATAGAGATATTGTTGCTAAGACAAGAAGTCTATTTATTAGCAATCTTAATACATCAGGAGAATATGGGAACTTATATAAAAGAAGGTCAAAGATAGTTTTACCTTATGCACCTATTAGTGCTATTACAAGTGTGCAAACACAAGCAAGTGATGGTTCACTTTCAAGTATTAATTATGAATCATTTGGATTAGAAGATAGATATATAGAAATATCTAGTGCTGTTCACAAGAACATCAAAGTTGTTTACACAACTGCTGGTCTTGGTTATGATGACTTAAAAAATGCTATTAAAATGTTAGCATCAACTTATTATAATAAGTTG